GGGTCACATATTGCAAGTGTTTGTGCATGAGGGTCTAATGGAGGAACAATAGTATTCAGTTCTAGTTCTAATTTTGGAACTTGTGTTAAGTCTGCTGCACCAGATGGTTGAAGTTGGTAGGCTGAATCATTTACTGCGAATGTATAACAATATAGTCCATCTTCAGCATTTCCAGAAGTTCTTGTGTATTTTTCCATATAATTAAATACAGTATCGGGTAAGAGATTTTCACGATACTCGCCATTAAAAAGTATTGCAGCACTTTCTAGTATATCTTTTTGATTTTCGGCTTGATAATCACCTGTTACATACCAACCAGTAAGGTTACCGTCAGCATTTACACCTGGTGCTACACTAAGACTTTCTACATTTGGACTATTTGCATGTTGACGAAAAATTGGATGAGTTACATTTGAAAGATAATTAAACGTGCTTGATGGTGCAGGATAGATATCATAAGGAATATAGTTATATGGCCAGTTTGTTTTATTTGACCATTCGTTTCTCATAAATACATCACTTCGTTTTAAACAAAACATAATATTTGGAATAATACCTGTTGTATCTAGTTTAATTTTACTAGAACCTACTACATTTTTAAAAGTAGTTTCTTTCACTTGCTTAATTAAATATTTCTGTTCTCTTTGAAAAAATACTCTACGTTCTTCATCTGATAAAAATCCATATGTGCACATTAAGTGAATATCTGCATTCCATAATGTTCTTGTATCATCATATGAATCAACGCCAAGCTGAACATCTGGAGGAGTTTGTAAAAAACGATAGAACTGCATATGTGGTTGATTAAAATTTGGAGCAACATAAGGATAATTATTTTCACTGTCTAAAACATCGCGTATCTTGAAAAGTTGTTGAATGGGACGGAATGTAACATTTATGAATAGTTCATTATATTGAAGGCTTGCTAATGGGACAGCATTTTGTGATTTTAATGAAAACCATGCATTAAGTGGAATAAGGAGTTGTCTTCCACGAATAGAAGGTTCAGACCCATTTTCACTTTCCGTATAATATGCATTTGGATACGTATTTACGCGTGCTCCCGAATTAGCAGGGTCATTCATTCCTTGTGTATGACCTGTCATTCTGTAAAAGAGTTCTTTCTTTTCTTCAGAGAAGTCACGCTGAACAATTGAAAGTAAATATTCGCCAGAATACTCTTGCAATGTATAATTTCCGCAAGTAATACTTACTTTATCTATCATCATTGCACCCAGATTTTCAATCCACTTAAACTCATATGGAACCCATACACCCGTATTCTTTGTTGGGTCTTGTTCATTTGTTACTGGTGGAATAATACCAGACCAAATACTAGGCATAGTAACTGATACATATGCATCCATAAGAAGATCCGCATGTCTAGGTATTTTAAACGACATTTTTGACTGTTCATTTAATCTAAGGGTTTTTGAACCATTAAAATCTATTCTGAACTTTTGCATTGCAAAATCAGTGTATTTGCTGTATGTAAACTTAAAAAAGGATTTTGTGGGATTACCGGTTAATATAAGACCCGCTTTCCCTTCTAATTTTAATTGCATAAGACCACCCGGCATTTATAACTCTAACTTATTATAACTAGAGATATTATTGTGTTATGTTTAATATGTTGTAACAATAACTTAGTAAACTTTAATATTCATTATTTTCTTGAAATATAAATATAGTTGTACTGTAATATGGACAAGTCAAATAACAATGGTTCTGGAGATATGGCAGGTAATGCAATGGACTTTATAAATAAACTAAAAGATAAATATATTGTTACTATTCTCACCATAATGATAATAGGAATATTAATTGCTCTTGTGTTTTTCTATTATGGGGTATTTAATTTAGAAAATACAACATGTAAAACCTATGATGAAATGTATACAGCTGTAAATCCTCATATACGGTCCATTACAGAAGCAGAAAATTTTAAATACATGTTTAGAGATTATTATATTAAAACTGCTGCTAATTGTTGTAATACTGGTAACGTGAAAAATGGTGTTGTTTCTACATGTGCTTTGCGAAATGTTATTAAAGATGGCGTGAGAGGTCTTGATTTTGAGATTTATTCTATGAATGATAGACCAGTTGTTGCATCATCAACTCTTGACAAATATACCGTAAAAGAACTTTATAATAAAGTAGATTTTGAAGATGTTATGGGGGTGATAGTTAATTACGCATTTTCTAGAGGAAGCTGTCCAAATCCCGATGATCCTATCATTATTCATATTCGTTTTATGAGTCAAAATCAAAGTATGTATGAAACCCTTGCTTCTATTTTTAAACAACATGAAAAACATCTTCTTCCTCCAGGAGCTCATTATGAGACCTACCGTCAAAACCTTGGTGAAGTACCACTTCTAATGTTAAGAAAAAAAATTGTTGTTGTTGTCTGTAATACAAATAAAACCTACTTGGACGTAAAACCATTTTACAAATATGTAAATATGACAAGTGGGTCTATGTTTATGCGTTATTATACAAATGACCAAATACGTAATGTTCCTAGCGTGGAAGAACAAGTAAAATATGATAAAAAGAATATGTCAATTGTTGTTCCAGATAGACAAAGCGACCCTCCAAATCCAGGAAGTGTTGCTACGAGAAAAATGGGTATTCAGCTAACTGCTATGCAATATTACCTGAACGACACATCTTTACAAGAAATGAGGGAGTTCTTTAATAGACAGAACACAGCCTTTGTATTGAAACCTGAAAACTTACGTTTCGTGCAAAAATATATTCCTGCTCCAAAGAAACAAAACCCTAAACTATCGTTCGCGACAAAAACTGGATCCGCACAGGGTATTAAGTTTAATATTTAATTTAACGGTGATAACATATTTATTTTCATATATTAATATATACGTTATTAGTTATACATTTAGAATAAAATGGCTTCAAAACATCCTTCGTGTGATGCAAAAATGACATTTAGTGAATGTGAACTTACTATATTGCGAAGTGCGGTAGATGATGCTGACACACGTCGTAATAAAAAAATAGTAAACTCGCCAGAAGTCCAGCGTATGATAAAACTAGTAGAAGATTTTCTTCGTAAAAAGAAATTAATTTGTTACGGCGGAACCGCAATTAATGCTCTCCTTCCAAAACATGCACAATTTTATAACAAAGATACTGACCTAGCAGATTATGATTTTTTTAGTCCTAATCCTGTAGAAGATGCGAAAGCATTGTCTAATATTTTTTGCAAAAATGGATTTGAAGAAGTAGAAGCCAAGTCTGGACAACATCATGGAACATACAAAGTCTTTGTTAATTTTATTGGTATGGCAGATATAACATTTTTACATAAGGATGTTTATAACGCTTTAAAGAAAGAAGCAAAACGTGTTGATGGTATTTATTATTGTCCTCCAAACTATCTTCGTATGTCTATGTATTTAGAACTTTCTAGACCAGAAGGCGACGTTAGTCGCTGGGAAAAGGTATTGAAACGATTAGGTCTTTTAAATAAATATCACCCTTTAAAAATAAGTGATTGCAATAGTGTAGATTTTCAGCGCAGTTTATCGTCTCCAACTGGATATGATGAGGTTACCTGTGTGAAAATATATAATACTGTAAAAAAAACGCTTGTTCAAGAAGATGTTGTATTTTTTGGAGGATTTGCTATTTCTAGTTATTTGGAATATATGCCTTCAACTACACAAAAGAAAGTAAAGAAGATACCAGACTTCGATGTTTTCTCAGAAGCAGCTGAAACAACTGCACGTCTTGTAAAAGAACGTCTTGAAGATATTGGTATTAAAGACGTAAAAGTAGTTAAAAAATCGTGTGTTGGAGAAGTTATCTCCGCGCACTATCAAGTTGTTATAGGTAAAAACGATACGGTTGCCTTTGTTTATGAGCCAATGGGGTGTCATAGTTATAATAAAGTTAGGGTTAATAACACTTCTGTGAAGATAGCTACTATTGATACTATGCTCAGCATGTATCTTGCCTTTTTATATTCTAGTCGTAATTACTATGATTTAAATCGTTTGTTGTGTATGGCAAACTTTTTATATAAGGTTCAAGAGAGAAACAGATTAAAACAAAAGGGTGTATTAAAACGTTTCAGCATTAATTGTTATGGTTATCAGCATACAAAGGAAGACATGCGCTCTGAAAAAATGAAAATGTATGAGGAGTTAAAAAATAAACGTGATACAAAAGAATACGAAGAGTGGTTTTTAAAATATAGACCACTTGACAATAAATCAACCAAAAAAGCTGTTAAAAAGACAAGAAAAGCTGTCCGTAAACAAGCAAAGAAAACACAGAAAAAAAAGAAGTAACTATTTACACACAATAATGTTGAATAAATGTTTTATATATATCTTCTGATGTTACTCTAAAAACTTTTACAATAAAGGTCTTCAACATATCATCACCTATGTATCGAGTTGCATAGATTATGATAGAAATTAAATACCCCATAAAAATCAAGAGTAGTTGTTTTACTTTATTTTGAATATTTATTGTCATTGGCATATTATGTTTAAAACAACACATTTGTGTAGGTATCCCTGTCATAAAAAACGTATGTGCGTCAAGTGTTCCGCTCAATACACGATGAATATTATTATTTTCGTTTTTTACGTTTAATGTAGATGTTAGTGTATTAATATTACTATACGTAACGAGGGAAATACATAACATTTTCCGTCCATTATCAGCAGATGCGTTTCGTTTTTCTTTAAAAAAATAGGGTTGTTGTCCATCAATATATCTTCCATGACGTGCAATATTTGCATCTATTACAAAAGGAATATGTGCTGACCGTGAAATACATTCAAATAAGTGGTCATTTGACTTATATTTACATTTCACAACATGTCGACAGTTTTTTACATCATAGTATGTCATATAGAGACGATTGTTTAAACGCATATATAAGTTTTCATCACTAACTTCTCTAATGATATTAAAAATAGTAGTAAAAACATCTAATCGTCCATCTTGTTTAAATATGTCTAATCCTTTACGATACATATTTTCAAATAAATCAAGACGATCAATCATATATAAAACAGAACAAACTGTACTGACACTACATGCTGAAAACCTATGTATTTTAATTCGTCCCCTTTTCTCTAATTCTTTCAAAAAATATAACACGCCAATAAGATAAGAACCATTAAAAGCGCCACCCTCAACAACAACATCCAGATGTAACGTGTTTGTATTTAAAAAAGTTGATGGCGTGGTTTCCATAAGCCGTGATATGTATTTTTCAATCATAATGTGTTATAATTAGACCCAATTAACTTGTCTAATTATAAGATATTTATCTTCCTAACTTATTTTCTACCCTTTGACTTTTTTGCTGTTTTTTTTCTTTTATTTCCTCCTTCTAATGGTATCTTTCCTAACCTCATATCCTCTGCATCTTGTTGACGTTTCCTATTTTCATACTGAACAACAGCTTTTAACTTATCTTTGTTTTTTGATATAAACATACGTTTTGTTTTATTTTGTTTTGGACTTGATGGTGATTTAGTCTCAGGTAAAAACTGAACATTTTTACGTGTTTTTTTTGGAGGTGTATCAGGTTTTTCTGGTTTACTTTTACCAATGCCTCTCCCTTTTTGTTTTATTTTTCTGGTTTTTCTTTTCCCTCCAAAAAACCCTGATATTGATGTTGCAACATCTCTTTTTGCTACTGGAACTAAATCCCTTCCATCTTCTAGTTTTGCCTTTCCAGTTACTAATCTAGTC